CTGGAACATGATGTGGCACGGGGGCAGTACCATGTACGCAGTCTGCAGCGGGTTCCAGGCGGTGACGATGATGCGTCGCGAGGACGGATTCTCGCGGATCATCTTGCGGGCATCCGCCAGCTGGTCGTAGCGGATGTCGCCGTTGAACTTCCGCCACTGCGCGCCGTAGATCGGGCCGAGCGGCAGGTCCTCGTCTTTCCAGCCCTGGTGCGGGTGCGCCGCACGGGCATTGGCCGTCCAGTAGTTGCACCCGTACTTCATGAACTGCCCATTGCGCGTTGCGCCACGCAGGAAGGCCGCCAGCTCGCCGAACACCGGCTTGTAGAACATCCTCCGCGTGGTCAGCAACGGGAACTTACCCCGCGGCATTTCGATGCGCAGCGACTGCCCGGGCAGGGCGTACGTGCCGCCGACGCGCGACGGCTCCTTGTATCCGTTGGCGGACACGTTTGCGCAGAGCGCAAGGTAATCCTTTTCCCAGTTATTCGCCACGGGGTCCGCCCGTCTTGAGCTTCAGCTCGTTGCGCTCCGCCCTGCGCTTCATGCGGTAGGCGCGGTAGAAGATGGCGTAGGCGATGAGGTCGTCCAGGCTGTCGTCCATCGACTCGAAGATCGCCTGCTCGTTCTGGTACGCGAGATTGACCAGGCGCAGGACCTTGGTCATCAGCATGTGGACGTAGGATTTATCCCCAAAGGGGAAGTACGTCTCGAGCTTGACCGCGCTGTTGTAGTCGTGGTGCTTCTTGTCGACCAGCTCCGCCACAGGCTCGGCCAGCTCCATGAATTCTTGCTTGAGCATCGTGTATCTCCCGAAGTGCCATGAAAAACGGGGCCCATACTGGCGCCCCGTGCTGCGCGACATGCGCCCTACTTCTTGGCCCTGGCCCCCCTGCCCTTCGCGTCGTCCTTCTTGCCCTCGGCCGGCGGGGTCTTCTCGGCCTTCGGCTTGCGACCGCCGGCGAGCTGGCCGTCCTTGACCAGCTTGTTGCGGTAGTAGGCGATGCAGCTCACCGTGGTGCTGTTGTTCGGGAACTGCGCCTTGACGCGCTCGAGCACCTCGGCGTTGGTGCCGCCCTTGAGCAGCTCGGCCTTGGCGAACGCGCCGACACCGCTGCGCGGCCTGCCCTCGACGCCCTTGCCCTCGGACTTGGCGGCCGACGTGGCCTCCTTCGTCTTCGCGCCCTTGGTGGCGGTGTTCGCCAGCTTGACCACGGCGATGCGGCCGGCCTCGAGGGTCTTGAAGGACTTGACCTCCGCGACGCCTTTCGCCTTCGCCAGCTCGTTGTGCATCGACACCAGTTCGTCCATCGACTTGCCGTCCAGCTCTTTCAGTTTCATGTTGAAGCCCTCTTGTAGTGTGAATACAGCTAGGTGATCGTTGCCGTCGTTGGACAGCGCGACCTTCAGGAACTTTACCAGCGAGCTCCACTCCTCGACAAGGAGGTCCCTGTAGAACTCCCGTTCGAAAGCGCCCAAACTGAACACCTCCTGCTCAAGGCCATGCGCGGTGATGCGCAGTGCCGTGATTGCCAAAGGCGTGAAGCTCACGCCCATGACGCAGTTGCTGTAGTAGTTCATGCCCAGGTGTATCTTGGGGACATGGACCGGAACCACTGCAGCAACCACTTTTTTCTTTGCTCTACGTGCCATGTGATTCGCTCTTAGGGATGCAACGATTACATATTAGCGCAAGTACTGTCGCTGCGCGCGTTGATCCATGATTTAATTATTTAATCTGGAAGTGCTCCTTTAATGCGCGCAGGAAATTGAATTCCACGCGGTCCTTCGAGTCAACCATGTCGTGCAGGTACTTGTCGATGGTACCCTCGGTCTCGATGTAGTAGACAGTGACATTGCGCTTCTGCCCCTGGCGGTACACCCTGCGCACAAACTGCATGTGCTCTTCCGCATTGACCGTCAACGAATACCACGCCACGGTACAGCCACCGGCTTGCAGGTTGAGGCCGTGCGCCACGGATGTGGGGTGCGCCAGCAACACCGGCGTCCACCCCATATTCCACCGCGTGATGATCTTGTCCATTTCCTTGGCCGACACGCCCCCGCCAAGATATGGTATGTTAGTGCCAAGGCGCTTGCGGATAGCCTCGACTTCGTGCAGGTAGCCCACGCCGATCAACACCGGATCCCCGTTCAGCTCCTCCACCAGGTCCTCAAGCACGTCCAGCTTGCCGTCATGGATGTGCATGACCTCGCGATTCTCGCCATACACGGCGCCCGATGCGCACTGCCGCAGCTTGAGCGCCAGCACGGCGGCAGTGGCGGCGGTCAGCGTCTTGTCCTCCTTCAGCTTGATGATGTAGTCACGCTCGAACTTCTTGTACTGCGCCATTGCCTCCTTTGGCATCACCGCCTTCAGTACCACGTTGGTGAGTGTGGGCATCTTGTTGATGACTTTCTCTTCCACGTAGAAGGCCAGGTTCTTCAGGCGCTTGGTAATCTCGTCATGTGCACCCTCATTGGGGTACCACGTCCACTGGTCCCACGGCTTCTGGTGGAAGAACTGCAGGCGGTAGTGGGTGATGTACCGACCCAGGCGTGCGCCGCCGTCCAGTGTCATCACCTGCCCGAACAGGTCCATCAGGCCGTTGGGTGCGGGGGAGCCAGTCAGCCCCCACCTGAACTTGAAGTTGCCAAGCAGCGGCTTCATCAGCTTGAAGCGCCGCGTGCTGGTGTGCTTCATGCGGGTGAGCTCGTCAAAGCACACCACGTCAAAGAGGCCAGGCTCGAGGTAGGGTGCCGCCCACGCGATGCCGTCGTAGTTGAGCAGCACTATGTGGTACTCGGACCCGAGTAGTACCTCCTCGCGCCCAAGCCCGTGCGCAAAGCCGATCTTGAAGTGGTCCCAGTTTGCCCACTTGGCCTGCTCCTGGCGCCACACCCCCATGCACACCCGCAGGCCCGCAATAACCAGCAAGCGCTTGGCATGACGTCGCTTGTGCAAATCCGCGAAAGCCTCGAAGGTGGTGGACGTCTTGCCCAAACCTGGCTTCCAGAAGAGGGCGCCGGACGGGTGCGACGTCAGCCACTTGATGCCTTTACGCTGGTGAGGTGCCGGCTTCCAGACTTTGCGCTCCACTCCTGTGAACATTAGTACTCCTGCTCGTAGGCTTTGACGAAATCGGCAAAGGACTGCGCCCAGTACGCAAGCACGCCACGCCTGCGGATTTCCTGCAGCATGTGCGCCTGCAGCGCGTTGGGCGTTTGGCCAGGGCGCTTGAACTCGACGAACATCACCTTGCCGCTGGGTTTGAGGATAAGCCGATCGGGCCAGCCCTTGGCGCCCTGCACCTTGAGCACAAGTGCGCCTTGGGACGTGGCCCACGCCATCGACTTCCGCTCGATTGCGCTCTCGCGGATTGACACCTGCTACAGCTCCAGGCGGCGGGCAATGGCCTCCAGGTGCTCGATGTTTGCGAGCAGTTCCGCAGTCTTGCTGTTGATCCAGTCCTCGAGCCCGCAGGTGAAGGGCTGCGGAGGCGTGTTCATACCGGTGTGCGGCCCGGGGTCGGACAAGGCCGGCCGCAGCTGCTCCTCCAGACGCTCGATGACGGGGTACAGGGAGTTCATGGCGACGTTGAGACGGCCCATGGCGGCGGGTATGGATGCCTGCTTAGCCGCCGCGATCCCATGTGCCGGCGGAATTGCCCTTTCCAGGAACTCCGACTGCGCCCCTGCTTTGCCAACATACCGCGAATTGCTTTGCTCGGACATGGTTTTGCTTTGCTCGGACATGGTTTTGCTTTGCTCGGACATGGTTTTCTCCTTGGTTTAGTACTGGCAGGGGCCGTTCTTCTGACGCGAGAACGGGCAGTAGCGACAGGCATTGCCGGGGGCTGGCTTGAAGGACCTGTCGTTGTACAGCTTGGCCGCTTCCTTGTTGAAGTAGCCACGCATGCGCTCGAGGTCATCCGCCTTGTAGACCTCTTCGTGCGGCACCTCGGCCTGGTCCACGAACCAGAAGCTGGTGCGCACCCGCTGCACGATGGGGAACATCGCCCCGCCAACGGCGGCATAGAGCTTGTTCTGGTCGTCGGACGGCACGCGGTACTTACCAGTCTTGAAGTCGATCAGCACGAGCAGGTCGCCCCGGATGTAGTACACGTCGCTCTTGGCGCGGCACCATGTCTCCTTCTCGAACCAGGACTTCAGCGGCTTCCAGTCCTTGTCGATGCCCCACGACGCTTCCGTCTTCGGGCTCTGCTTCTTGAGCCGCTCGAGGTGCTTTTTCCAGAACGGGTTGATGCCCTCCGGCTGGTTTGGCGCCCAGCCGTTCACGTACATCTCGAGCGCGTTGTGGATTTCGGTGCCGCGCGCCATGGCGGGACCGGGCGGATCCTTCCGCTTCTCGATGAACTTGTACTTGAACTGCGCGGGACATGCACGGTACGTATCCAGCTTCGACCAGCCCCAGGGGTCGGTGAACTGCGGGGCGCTAGACTTCGCCATAGTTAGCTCCAATCTCCATGTCGACAAGGAATTTCACATCAAGGTCACGCGCAAACGCCTGCTCCATGCACTTCCTGAGCAACTGCCCTTCCGCCGCCGCGTGCTGCTTGGGCGCGGAGATGACCAGCTCGTCGTGCACCGTGAACATGAGACGCCCGCGGCGCTTCGGCGAGTAGTGGTAGGCGATCATCGCCTCCTTGGTCTGGTCCGCCGCCGAGCCTTGCATCAGGTAGTTCATGAGCTTGTACTCGAAGGAGCGCATCTGCCCCTTGATGTACTTAGGCGGCTCGGCGTAGTATTGACGGCCGCCAATGGTCTCGATTGGCCTGCCTGCACGCAGCTCCGCCATGATGGAGTCGTTCAGGTCTTTCACCCCGGGCAGGGCCGCACGGTACTGGCGCCTGAAGTCGGAGGCCTCTTCGTATGTGCAGTCCAGCCACTGCATCACCACCGACAGTCCTGCGCCATACAGCGCGGCGAAGTTCAGGGTTTTGGCCACCTTGCGCGACAGGCCTGAGATTTCCGCCACCATGGCGTGCGCATCGATCCTGGGATCTTTCTGGTACGCACGCATCAGCGCACCATCCTCGAAGTGCGCGAAGAGGCGCATCTCCTGCTGCGAGTAGTCCAGAGCGATCAGCGCGTGGCCTTCGTCGGGGAGGATGTACTTGCGCAGGTTCGGCAGCGGGAATTTGGGCGTGTAGCCGATGGCCTTGAACACGCTGTTCAGCATCTCCCAGTTGGACGGCACGTTCATCATGTTTGGCGAACTCGACATCCTGCCGGTCTTGGCGCCAACCCCTTCGCCGCGCACCTGGTTGAACCGGAAGTACATGCGACCGCCGTTCATGCGCCCCTGTTGCAGCCACGGGTGCATGAAGGTACGCACGCAGGTGGCCAGCGAGTTGCGCAGCAGCATGTCGCCCAGCAGCTGCTTGTCCTTGACGCACTCAATCAGCGCCCGCTTGTTGACACTGGTGGCGCCGCCTTCCGTCAACGGCAGCGGCTGCTTGAGCTTGTTCTTTGCCTCGAGCGCCGCCGCAATCTGGGCATCGTTGTCCATGTCGACGTCGCCCAGCTTCTTGCGGATGGCTTTGTCCAGGGCCTCTAGCGCCTGGAACGCGTCGTTGGTGTCACGCTCGAGCGCCGGCATGTCAAGCCGCACGCCATGACGCTCCATGTCGATGACGACGGGGGTCACCAACCGCTCGCGGTTCACCGCGTCGATGTTCACCTGCGGCAGCAGGGCGCGGAACAGGCCCTCCGCACGGTCCACGTCGCCCAATGCGTAAGGCTCCACGACATTGCCCGGCGCGTGGCTGATGTACGCTCCCCAGTCCTTCTGCGTAGCCCGCACCACTCCGTTGCGCACCAGCCAGTCGCGCACCGTGTCCCGCTCTTCAGGCGGCATGCCTAGCACGCTCTCGCCCAGCGGCTTGAGACCGAGCTGGCCGTACGGGTTGCGCAGGAATGCCATCACCATGGTGTCGTACCATGGTATGTCACGGTCCAGGTGCATGTGCACCTCTGACACTTCGCGGTCGAACCCCGCGTTGTGCGCCACCACGCAGTCGGCCTTGGCGTACAGCCCTTTGAGCTTGCGGTACGCCTTCTCGTGCGTGGAGTTATTGCCGCTGTGGTGTCCCCACGACAGGAACCCGCGATCGCTGTCCAGCTTATAGGCAAAGCTGACAGGTTCCGGCGGATAGTGCTGAGGCCTTGGCCCGATGGCCTTGGTCTCGAAATCGAGAATCAGGGGTCGTTTCAAGATTACTCCTCGGGGGTGGGGGTGGCGGTATCTAGGTCACTGTACGCGACGATGGCAGTCCATTCCAGGCATTGTCAGGCCTGCAGGCATGCTGGTTGCCCATACATGCGGCAGTCCCCGCTCTGTGTCCGGCATTTGATCCGCCACCCCCATTGAAGGTGGGGCCTGTACAAGCGCCCCGTTACTGCTACTTGCGAGCCTTCGTCTTGAGAGGCTTGGCGGTCCTGGCCGGCGCCTGCTCCTCGTCGTCGAAGTTGGGGTACTCGAACGCGATGCCACGCTGCGCGGCGGCAGCCTTGGCGTCGACGATCGGGAGGTCCGCCGCCGTCAGCGCCTTCTTGGGTGCCCACTGCACCTTGAAGATCGTCTTGTTGTCCGGCACAGTGGACAGCTCCGCCACCGCCTCGTGCAGCCCCTTGCCCATGCCGAGGATTTCGCCGGCGTACTCCTTGAAGTTCGGAACGCTGGTGATGGGGATGCGCAGGTGCCACACCTGCTGCTTGGCCAGCTCCTTGCCGAACGGCAGCACGGCCACGCGCACCGACTCGCGACAGGCCTTGCCGCGACCCTGCTTGGCGCTGCCCCACTGGTTGTGCGGGCAGTCCTCGCACGCCTCCGACTGCTTGTCGCGCGACGCCTTGTGCGGCTCCATCACTTCGCCCTCGTTGCCGCTCGCGTACGCGTAGCAGAGCGGGGACTGCCGCTGGTCGGCGTTGAAGTCGCCCTCGAAGTAGGCGCGCTCCCCCATGAACGCCAGCGGGATCACCTCGGTCTTGTTGCCGGGGATCAGCCTCTTGTCGATGCTGATGTTCCCGTTCTTGAACGAGATGAACTTCGCCGACGTCGTGATGCCAGCCAGCATGCGCTGCTGCGCCTCGATCTGACGCTTCAGCTCTTCCTCACGGTTCACCACCGCATTGCCCTTCGTGGTCATGGTTCTCAGCTCCTGGTCGATTTGGTCAGAGACAGGTCTTCAACTTCCACCCCCTCTACGCCGGGTACCTGGACCCCGTTGGCGACACGTTCGCGCCATGCGGTCGAGCTGATGCGTTGCTGCATCAGGTCGAGCTCGCCCGTCTTAAGGAGATACTTGTGGAACTTCTTCCAGTCCGTCACACGGGGCTCCGTGTCCGTGGTGATCGAGACCGTGGCGGTTTGCCCCTTGGAGCCCTGCAGCTTCAGGCCCTTGAGTTTTTCCATGATCTGGTTGCGGAGCTCACGCTCCTTCCGCTTCATCTCGTCGACGGCGCGAGCCGCCTCGAGACGGTCCTCGCGCATGGAGTACAGCGCGTCGATCTGAGCGCCGAGGCTCAGCTTTTTCTTGGCGGCCATGGTTAGTGGGGCGCGATGATCTTGCGGTCGCGCTTCGGCGTCATGGTAAGGATGGTGTCGCCCAGTGCCTGAAGGAACATGGGAAGCACTTCCTTGTGGGAGAACAGCGTGAGGACGTCGTAGCCCTCGCCCCGTTGCACGTCGACCGTCGCCACCTGCACGGTGAACATGGCCTTCGGGTGCTCGGCCTTCAGCGCCTCGAGCGCCTCGGCCAGCGACTCGTGCACCTTGTCACGCTCTTCGATGGTGGTCGGCGTCGGGTTTTGCAGGTCATTGCTCATGTCTTATTTTCTCCTTGTAATAGACTACAACGTCATTGTACTACGCCCTGGTCTTCCATGTAAATCCTGGAAAGCATCACGAAATGCAGTCGCGGTGTAATGGGTTCACCGCAACTGTCGCATGCCATAGCATCGCCACCGGCAATGGGCCTGCCGTCCAAATGGAATGCGCCATCTGAACGCATTATCTCACCGTGCTTGGGCTTATAGGTTAGCGAAAAGGCCGGACTGCCGCACCCATCGAGATGCAGGTATACGTACTTCTTGAGCTTCATGTCCTTGACTTCCGTCCGCGCTTGATTGGCGTCGGCACTGGCATCGTCGGCGTCGGAAGGGAAGACTTTATCGAATAGACCCATGTGCGCTCCACTTTGTTTGCTGGCCTGAACAGGCGTTGTATTTCGTCGGACTGGTCGTCCAGCAGCGCGGTGCGAATGCTGAGCCGTGACCCCACTTCAAACGACCTGAATTTGGTAAACGCAATGCGTGATAGCTTGATACCGATGGCCGTAGCGCTGATGCGCGGGTCGTTCAGCCACCTTGAGATGGCCGTCGGCGTAATGGCGCGCATGCCATTTGGCATTACCAGCAGCTTGTCGTTCTCAACCATCTCCTCGATAGCGCTCAGGACGGCGTCGTCCACCGCGAACATGGCGTTGTTGGTGTTGATGACCTGGATGTCGATGTTCCACCAGTTGTCCTTGAGCTCATCCCATCGCGCGTGGCACTCCGCCAACAGTTGATCGCGCAGCCCTGGCCCCCAGGCGCGTTCACCTTTCACGCCACGGATGTCACGCACATCCAGGGTAAGGTAGCGCCTGTTGCCTGTCATGTCATCAAGGATCTTGCGGTTGTTTGTCGACCCGGTCAGCACAAAGCCCCTTGGCTCCTCCACCATGCGGGTGGTGTAGATCTCGCGCCATGCATCCGTCACGCGGGTGATGAACGACTTGAGCTCGCCCTGGTCTCCGCGCCGCATGTTCTCCAGGTCGTCGACGTCCAGTACCACCGCCCGCTTGAGCGCAAGGCCCATGGTGTAGTCGATGGTACCCAATTGCGATACGGTCACGGCTTGATAGCCGGAGTGGTCGGGGAACATCCCCAGCGTGCGGAAGAACTGCGACTTGCCGATGCCCTGGTCACCTACCAGTATGAACATGAAGTCTTGCTGGCAACCCGGGTTCATGATTCGAGAGTACATAGCGCAGATCAGCGCGCGTCCCACCTGCTCTGCGAACCTGCGATCGGTGGCCTCCCCCAGTACCATGGTGTGCGGCAACCAGTCATTCAGACGGGGAATGCCGTCCCACGTGACGTTCTCGATGTGGTCCTTGACGCAGTTGGCAGCGCCCGCGTCCATGCAATACTTCAGCAGGTAGTTCTGGACCCCTTCCTTCAGGAGTTTGTACTCGGGGAAGTACTGGTTGATGCCGGCCATCATCTCGCCGATGACACTTGACGCGCCGACCTCTTTGCCACGCACAATGTACCCACGGTATTTGTCCAGTGTCACGATGCCTGGGTTGTTCGTGTAGATCAGCTGGGCGAACAACTCCGTGTTCAGGTAGTTGGGTATGGCCTGCTTGTAGCTGAGGACATTACCGTCCTTGTCAGGCTTGAAGCTGATGCCGGACGACTGCAGCATCTTGAGCGGGAACCACTCGTACGACTCGAGGTCGAGCTCGTCCATCTCCTCGAGCGTGTCATCGGGCCGTACGGCAAGCCAGTCGTCCACCCCCTTGTACGGGTCGGGTGGCAGCATCACCTGGAACGTGCAGTTCATCAGGGTCTGCATGATGTGCATTAGCGACCGTGCCGCCTTGCCAATGTCCAGCTTCTTGGGGTCCAGGATGTCGCGATCCGCGATGTAGACGATGTGGTCGCCGGCCTTGATCGAGTCTTGCAGTTCGGGGATCAGCGCGCGCTCGCCCCTTACGCGATGCCCCCACATCCAGCAGCCGGAGATGCCGACGACAGGCACCTTGTATCGCTTGCGCAGTTTGGTGGCTTTCTTCTCGCCCTCCGTGATGTACTTCACGCCCTCCGCGCGATACGCTTCCAGCGACGTGCCCCTTGGCACATAGAGCCTGGCCCCTGAGCCCTTAGGGGCCTTGTACTTTCCGTAGGGGTAGTCGGCAGGTACCTTGAAGCGGATCCGCCAGTACGTGTCATCGTACGGGATCAGGTACGCCGGCATCCCGCGGCGCTGTTCGTGTTCAACTGGGGAGGCTTGCATGTCCGCGGCCCGTAATCCGCTTCGTGCAAGATCCTCCTCCATGAAACGCTGCGCCGCGGGATCAATGGATGGCCAGAACTCGGCCGGTTGATCCGAGATGTCGACCACTACCTGTCGCGCCCTGGCCATTACGGGTGGCTCCGGGTGTTATGCATGGTTGTCCTTTAGAATCAAGGAGTTACGGGGAGCGAACATTATACGACCGACCGTCGCGCAGAGGGAGCACATACGGCCGGCAGTATCTGTCAGTCAGACCAAGAACTGAATGGTCATGCTCATGTACAGTTCCTGGAACCGCTTGCCGTGCGTGTGCGGGCCAAGCGCGTGCACCAGTTCGTGGAGCAGCACCGCCATGTTGCGCTGCGACGGCGAGAGCACGATCTTCAGGTGCCCTTCGCAGTACGACAGCATGCGACCTGCCTGCAACACGCCCGGCCCGAAGTGGATCGTCGGCACCCGCCAGAGGCGCGCACGCTTGGCATAGCGCGGTTGGCTACGCGCCCAGCGCCACACCTCTTGCGCGATGCGCTGCGCCTCGTCACGGGAACGCAGCCACACGCCGGTGGGGATGTTCTCGTCCTCCCACCGGTAGAACGCGCGGGTCTGCGCGGCGCGCTTTGCGCTGCGGCTCATGACACCTCCGATGCAGAGTTGTGGCGCTTGAGGAAAATGGGGCCGACCTTGGCCAGCCTTGAGCTGTACCACTTGGGAATGGAGCGCCGAGTCCAGGTCGCGATGCGCCGCTTCTCCCACACATAGTAGTCACGGTAGGCGGACACCGCGTTTGGCACATGGAACTGCGGCGGCATGCAGAGCGGGGGCTGTACGAAGCCGCCTGTGGGTATTTGGCGCGGGAGATGGATCAGCACGCTGCGGCACTGCGCCACCGACTTGTGGATGCGCGCGTGGCGCCAACGGTACGCCCACTCGTCGTGCAGATGGCCCCAGTACTCGTACAGCCACATATAGTGGCGGTGCGACTGGCGCACCCACACGGCCGACGGGTGGTTCTGGTGCGTCGGGTTGTAGATGCCGAGCTTGTAGCCGTCGAGCACGTGGTGCGCAGTGGACAGCAGCTGCGCCGTCTCGAGTATCATCTTGACCACGTGCTTGTCGCAGGCGTAGCGCGCCGCCTTGCGCGGGTCGTCGTCCAGATAGAAGATGTTCATGCGGTCCTCCTTCAGTTCAGCCAGCGCTCTGCCGCTTCGCACAGCACCACAAGCAGCAGCATGATGGTCAGCACCCAGTTGTCGCGGTCCATCAGCACACCTTCAGGCCGGTGAGGATGAACAGCGCAAGGGTCAGCGACACCCCCGTCCCCACGCCGATCAGCATGCCGTACATGCAGTGCACGGCGCGCGTGGCCTGGAGCTGCGCCGCGGTCAGCACCTTGACCTCGTCTTGCAGCACGGGTTCGCTCATCGCGTCCTCCGCACCGTCATGACGCTGCAGCGGAACTGCGCGCCCGCGGGGAGCTGCACGATCGCATGGAGCTCCCGATCGGTGATGCCCCACGAGTCGACGAAGAAGGTCACGATCGACTTGAGCGTGCAGCCGTCGTGCGTCACGCGCACCGTCTTGTCGGGGTACGGGTACAGCGTGACGCTGTAGCGGGGGAGCCTTCCCACCGGCAGCCTGGTCTTGAGCCTACGCCCCCGGCCGCTCATCGCATCACCCACAGGGCCAGGCAGGTGCCGATGAACGAGAACAGCGTGACGCTGACGGCGGAGTGGATGTGGGACTGCACCAGCGGGTTGCGGAGCGCGGCGCGCAGCCGCATATTCAAAGTGTTCATGTGGTAGTCTCCTAGTGGTTACGGGGCAAGACGCGAACAGTGTATCGCGACCAGAATGCCCATGTAAATCGTGGGACGCCGCCGATGGCGGGCGTCGTTTCGCGCGCCGCACGTTAGCGGCCACTAACGTTTCGAGTTGCGCACAGCGGGATGCGCTTTGCCTCGGTACCACGTTGAATTTATCTTTTTGTCCAAGGTATGCGCCGACGCGTTCCATTTTTTGCGAAAAGGAATTTTTGTTACGCTATTTATCTTTTTGTAGGCAGCACGAAATCGTAAAAAATGGAATGCCAGTGTTTATCGTTTTGTAGGGTGCACCAGGTTCAGGTATGCGCCGGCGCATACGTTGGATGTCGCGCAAGCGGCTGATTTCATTGCGTATGTACCACGTTTATACGTTTTTTGATCAAATTCAATTAAAGTAATGAATGTATATATAATATCTAATTAGATATAGTGTATATATATATAAATTTAGGAGAAAAAGTGGCTTAAACGTACAAACGTGGTACAAAGTTAATAAAATCAACGACTTGCGCAACATCAACGTATGCGCCACGGTTTTCCAACGTTGTGCCCCGCGCACTGCGCCTGGCCGGCCATCGCACCCCGCAAACCGCGGAACCCGCTGCGCGACGCGCTCCGACAGCGCCGCAGAGCGCGTTGTGTGAGGCCGTACGGAATCCGCGCTCCGCCCGAGGCATGCTGGGTTGCCTAATAAGTGGTGGGTGGACGGGCAGAGCGCCTAGCGTGAGCGGTCACTAACATGGCTCGATGCGCTCGGCGCAGCTCGATACGTTAGTGGTCACTAACATGGCAGCGCGCGCCGAGCGCAAAAGACAAAGCCCAGAGACCTTGCGGTCTCTGGGCTTCGCGCTACTTGATGACGCCGGCCTTGCGGGCCGCGCTGCGGTACCACGCGACGCACCCGTAGGTGGTCTTGGCGTCCTTCTTCTCCTTCTTCACGGCCTCGAGGATCTGCTCGTTGGTCATCTTGCCGCCAACGATCGCCTCCGCGATCAGTCGGCCGATCGTCCCCGCCTTGTACTTCTCGGCCCACGAGTTGGGCGCGGCGTCCTTGACCTGCTTGGACTTGGGCGTCTTGGCCTTGGACTTCATCGGCTGGACGACTTTGGACGAGGCAATGGCTTTGGCTTGCTCGGACATGGTGTGGCTCCTGGTTGTCAAAGATTCTGGATCCTAAGATCCAGTGTCATCGTTGTGATGACGATATTATTAGATCACATCCTAACTAGTTTGTACATAGTTATTTGTTTCACTATGCTGAGTTATTTTGGCTAGCATATAATTCCCATCTTGTAAACAAGTTTATTGGATAGTTTCGCTATGCGAGCCCGGCCCTTCGCGCGTAGCGATAGGTTAGTGGCCACTAACATAACGGCAGCTGCGCGCAGCCAGATAGCCGACTTCGTATGTCGGCTATGCACTCGGCGCGGCCAGGTAAGTTAGTGGCCACTAACATTGCAGGCAGCTGCGCGCAGCGCGCTCGGCAGCCTACTAGTTAGTAGTCACTAACAAGGCTGGCGCGCGGTGCGCGTAGGGCGTAGCGCTAGTGGTCACCAACATTACCCGGCGGCGCCGCGTGCTACGCGCTTTGCGCGCGGGTTTAGTTAGTTGCCACTAACGTCACGGCCGCGCGAGCGCAACCTGAAGGTCTGCGCGCTCGGCGCTACTGACAAGTTAGTGGGCACTAACACCTCTGCGCTCGGCCGAGCAAGTCAGTGGGCCAACAAGAACAGGCCCCAGGGGGGTGGACCTCGCCGACAGCGGGCCCAAGCGATTGTTCGGTCGCGCATAGCAACCCGGTCACCGTACGACTCCCTAGTTAGATAGCCTATGCCGCCGGAGCGCATCGTGCAACGGGCGGCGCATGGTGTTCCATATACGTACATACGCGCGCGTAACGGTTCCCTCAAACGTCGGATTACGATACGATCGCGGCTGAATGGCTACCCGCGCCAAAAAGAAAGTCAAGCTTCCGACGCCGCCGCAAGGCAACGCGCCGGAGCACCCTGCCATTGTCAAGAAGGAACTGCGGGCAATCTTCCGCGATGCCTTCGACCAACTGGGTGGCGCGGCGTGGCTTGTGCGTTTCGTTCGGGACGACCCGCAGAACGCGCGGACCTTCGTCCAGGCGCTGGCGCGGTTGATCCCGCTGGAAATCACCGGCAAGGATGGCGCACCGCTGACCGTGCTCGTGCAATCCGCGGACGGCACGCAAACGCCGGTGAAGTGGGGAGACCAGAAGGAGGTCACCACCCCGCCCGCGATCTTGCCGCAGCACAACACTCCACAGTAGGAGACCTGCATGCAGCCTCTCAAGGATCTGGCCGGTTCGCTCGAAGTGCTGGGCACCGTGGGCTCCGGTACGCTGGCGCTGCCGATCGCCGCCGCGATGGGCCTGGCCAAGGGTGCCCGCAAAATCGGAACGCGTGAGGGTACGGACGAGGCGCAGACCGCGGCGGGCGAAGCGCACCGCCAGATGACCTACGAGCCGCGCACTGCGTCGGGTCGGTCGCAGCTCGAAGCCCTGGCCAAGCTGCTGGAGTCGTCCAAGATCCCGCCGTTCGTCCCCGGCGTCGGCAAGCTGTCCCGCCCTGGGCCTGGCGCGACGCGCTACGCGAGCGAGGCTGCGGGCGAGGCGCTGCTCCCCCGCATCGACAGCTTCATGGAGGGCACTGGTCTGAAGCTGAACGCGGTCAAGGAGCCGGGCGGGCACTTCACGCCGCACACCGGCGACTGGCTACGGTCGCAACTGATGCGCTATGGCGGCGACGTGGCGCCGTCCGATGCCCTGAATCAGTGGGCCGACCGCATGATTCCGCGGTACCTGAGCCGTCAGATGGGTACGTCCAAGGACCCGTCGAACAAGGTCAAGCTGCCGGGCGGCGCGGACGAGCTGACGTACGAGCAGGCCATGGACAGGCTGCTGCGCGCCAAACCCCATGACCCGAACGAGCAAGCCGGCATGATCGCGCCAATGGCGCGAGAAGGCGAGCAGGTGTGGCACCTGCGCGGCGCGGGTCCGGAGGGCAACCGCGCGGCGGAGTTCATGCGGTTGCAGGGCTTCCTGCAACACGCGGGGGACTTCGCGCGCACCATTCCGGAGGGTGACCTGGCGCGCATGGACGTGCCCGCCCTGCTGGCGGCAACGGTCAAGGCCGACGCGCGTGGCCTGAAGACCAAGGCCAAGTCGGCCGACGCGCGCCTCGAGGCGGCGCAACGCATCACCGCGGAACATCCGCCGGGCGACGTGCTGCACGAGACGGACGCCGGCAAGTGGCTACGCTACGGGCGCGGTCAAGACCCCGAGCTGGTCAAGCGCGGCCTGTCCGTCGACACGTGTCTCGGCGACCACTGCGTCGCAGGTGTCGCGCACGGCAAGCCGGAGTGGGGCTACCCCGGTTGGGTCCCCGCCCGTGACATCGTGACCGGCCAGCCTGTTCGCTCCGACCTGCGCGATGCCACCTCCTACATCGCCAACGCGCTGGCGGGCAAGGGTGACATCCTGTCGCTGCGCACGCCCGAGGGCTTCCCGGCGGCGACGATGGAGCTGCGCGCGCCGCTGGACAAGTCGGTGTCCCGCTCGTACGTGCGCGACCTGCTCGGTAAACCCGAGTACCTGTCGTGGCAACGCGCAAGGCGCGAGGCCGGTGTCCCCATCGAGCAGCATGCGCCGGAATTGCACGGCACCGTCGCACGCGCCAACGAGGTGCTGCAGATCCCCGACTTCATGGGCGGCAACAACGATGTCATGCGTCGCGCCGCGGGCATCACCGTAGGCGGCGGCAAGGTCTCGCCTCTGCGCGGTCCGCTCAATGCCGAGCACATTCGTACCATTTCGGAGATGTACCCGCAGCACGCGGAGCGCCTGGCGTTCCTCCTCGAGAACCCGCCGCAGGAAATCGCGCAGCTCAAGGGGTTCAAGAACGGGCCGATGCACCCGGCGTTCCAGACCATGACGCGCGACATGCTGAACCGGCAAGGAGCCGAGCAGTACCTGGCAACCCGCGGTCGCGGCATGGGCACCGGCGACATGGAGAACTCGGGGCTGTTCCTCGGGTCGGGCGACAACGCGGGCAACGTGCGCTCGGCGGTGGAGCGGTTGGCGGAAATCCGCGGCAACCGCGTGCTCACGCACGACTACGAGGTGAGGAAATACATGCACCTCATCGAAGAGCTGCTCAAGCAGAAAGATCCGCGCGTGAATCCCACGCAGGCCCGCGACGTCGGACAGGCCAACCGCTTCATCGGCGGCGTGGACATCCCGCGCGAATGACGCAGATCATCCTCCCGAACAGGTTTACGCCTCGTGACTACCAGAACGAGGTGATGGCCTATTTCGATCGCGGGGGGTCTCGCGCATGTACGGTATGGCATCGCCGTGCCGGCAAGGACACGACGGCAATCCACCAGATCGCCAAGATGGCGCACCAGCGCCCAGGTCTCTACTGGCACATGCTGCCGACGCAGCGCCAGGCGCGGAAGGTGGTGTGGGACGCGTTCACCCGTTCCGGCGACCGCTTGCTGGACCAGGCGCTGCCGCCCATCCTGCGCAAAGGCGAGCCGAACAACACCGAGATGAAGATGCCGCTCAAGTGCGGCTCCATGTACCAGCTTGTCGGGTCGGACAGCTACGATGCGCTGGTGGGCTCTAACCCGGTGGGCGTCGTGTTCAGCGAGTGGTCGCTGACTGATCCCCGTGTCTGGGACTACGTTCGCCCGATCTTGCTGGAAAACGGCGGCTGGGCGTGGTTCATCTACACACCTCGCGGTTACAATCACGGCTGGGACATCAAGGAAATTGCCGAAGCCTCCGACGACTGGTTCTACTCGATCAAGACGATCGACGACACCGGTATCGTCACGCGCGAGGACGTGGACAAGGAAATTCGTGAGGGCATGCCGAAGGAGCTGGCGGAGCAGGAGTTCTACTGCTCGTTCTCGTCCGCCAACGTCGGCGCCATCCTGGGCAGCTACATCGAAGAGGCAGAGCGCGAGGGTCGTGTACTTGACGGCGACCTGTTCGATCCTGACGGTTCTCCCGTGTTCGTGTCAAGCGACATCGGCTACCGTGATACCGCGGCCTGGTGGTTCTGGCAAATTCGGCCCGACGGTCCCGTGCTGGTGGATTACGACGAGGATTCGGGACTCGACGCGGAAGACTGGATCTCGCGCCTGCAGACGTCGCCGTGGATCATCGAGAACGTCTATCTGCCGCACGATGCCAAGGCCAAGACGTTTGCGACCAAGCATTCTGTGCTGGAACAGTTCCTCAAGGCCGGCTTCGGGGCCAGGGTGCTGCCCCGCATGGAAATCCGCGATCGCATCAATGCCGCTCGTGTCGTCGCCAAATACGCACGCTTCCACAAGACAAACTGCAAACCCGGTCTTGCAGCCCTGCGTGACTGGTCTTACACGTGGGACGATAAGCGCAAGGTGTTCTCGCAAGAACCCCTGCACAACTGGGCTTCGCACGGTGGCGACGGTTTCAGCTACGGCGCCACCATCGTGGAGCAGCACGTGAAGGCATGGGCGGATCGTTCCGCCAAGAAGAACAGTCCCGCGCCAAAGACCGCACGGCAGGGCCACCACCACGCCTACAACCTTGAAGACCTGTTCTCCGAACGGGAAAGCCGCAGGGGACCGCGCGTATGAGCAACCAGACTCCAGCCGCCTACGACATCGCCCCCGAGCAGCGCTCGCCCTCGGACTGGGCAGACTACTGGGAGAAGGAAGTGCAAGCATCCAAGAAGTGGATGCAGCGCTTCCACACCAGGTCGCGAACTGTGGAGCGCGAGTACCTTGCGCAAAGCGAGGGCAGCGACGAGTCCACCAACGACTCGGCCCGCTTCAACGTGTTCTGGGCAAACGTGCAGGTGCTATTGTCGGCGGTGTACGCCAAACTCCCGGCGCCGGAAGTCGATCGCACGCACCTCGACCAGAAGGACGACGTCGCCCGTGTTGCGGCGCTCATCCTTGAGCGCATTTTCAAGTTCGAGCTGAAGAACCTGGACGACTCCCCCGACCATGTGTATCGCGAAGCCATCAAGGACCGCTTCGTGGTGGGCCTCGGGCAGGCGTGGCCGCGGTACGAATTCTCCGCTACCGAGGAGATGGTGGAGGCCATCGTCGACCCGGAGACCAACGAGGAGCTTGCGCCTGCGTACACCAATACCGTGATCGCGGACGAGCAGGTGCCGCTCGACTACGTGCGGTGGGAGGACTTCCTCTACTCGCCGTGCAAGACCTGGGAGAAGCGCACCTGGGTCGGGCGTCGCACGTACATGAGCAAGGCCAAGTGCATCGCCAGGTTCGGCGAGGTGATCGCCAAGGAACTCAGCTACAAGAACTCCAACAAGGGCTCGACCTACGACGATCCGATGCGCGTGAGTCCCGAGCCGCTTGCCGAGGTGTACGAGTTGTGGCACCTGGAAACCAAAAGCGTGTTCTGGTACTCCAAGGGCGCCAAGGTCATCCTCGACATGGAGTACGACCCGCTTCGCCTGCAAGGCTTCTACCCCTGCAAGCGGCCGCTGATGGCTACCTGTCTGTCCAACGCGTATCTACCGCGGTCGGACTACGCCATGGTGCAAGACCAGTACCAGGAACTGAACATGCTGTCTGCGCGCATGCGCCTTCTTACCGAGGCGCTGCGTGTCGTGGGCGTGTACGACAAGTCCGCGGACGGCGTGAAGCGCATGATTTCCCAGGCGAACACGAACGAGCTGATCCCGGTGGACAACTGGGCAATGTTCGCCGAGAAGGGCGGCATCAAGGGTGCCATCGACTGGATGCCGCTCGATGCTATCGTGTCGGCGCTCACGCAGATGACTACCCGCAAGCAGGCGCTGATGCAGGAGGTGTACGAGATCCTCGGCCTGTCCGACATCATGCGCGGCCAATCTGTGGCATCGGAAACGGCGACCGCCCAGCAGCTCAAGGCGCAGTACGGATCGGCTCGCATGCAGCGTGTGCAAACCGAGGTGGCAGACTTCCTCACCACCAACACTCGCACGCGGGCGGAAATCATCTGCAATCACTGGCAACCGGAGACCATCATGGAACGCTCGCAGGCGGCCATGCTTCCGGAAGCCGACCAGCCCTACGTGCAACAGGCCATCCAGTTGCTTAAAAGCGGCAACCAGATGGCCATGCGCCTGACCATCAACGCCGACTCGGTGTCGTCGCCCGACTGGAACGCGGAGAAGCAGGAGCGCATCGATTTCCTGCAGGCGATGTCGCAGTTCATTACCATGAGCATGCCGCTGGTGCAGCAGAACCCCGGTGCGGGCCCGTTCCTCATGCAGATGCTGCAGTGGGCGGCGACCGGGTTCCGCGCAGGCAAGCAGATCGAGGGTGTGCTGGACCAGGCCATCGCCGCGCTCACCGCGCAATTGGCCATGCCCAAGGCGCCGCCCACGCCCACGCCGAAGGACAACAAGGACAATGCCTCCGCTGCGCAAGCCGTGGCCAAGGCCGAGCAGATCAAGGTGGAGACCGCAGCCATGAGCGGCGGATTCACCGCGCCCGGCGTACAATTGCCGCCGGGACAAGGGGGTCCGGGACGTCCGCCCGAGACCGCGTTGCCAACACCATAAAAGGAAGTCAACATGGCGCGTCGCAGCTGGGTGCAGATCAACGGTGAGCTGGTCGAGGTTACGCCTGGAATGGAGATTCCGCAGCGTGACTCCGCGAAGCACAACGGACTGCTGTGGAATGATCGCGAGTACCAGGACATGGGTGACCCCAGGTTCAATTCGCGCTCGTCGCACCGCGAGTATATGCGGGCCCACGGCCTCACGACGACGGACGATTTCAAGGAAACCTGGCGTACCGCGGAAAAGCGCCGGGTGGAATCAAGGCAAGGGGTGGACCCCACGCGCCGCCCCGCGCTCGAGGAAGCTTACCGCAAAGTGGCAGCGGGCTACAAACCCCGTCTTGAAAAGGAATAAACCAAATGCCGATCGAACAGCAAGCACAGCAGGAGAACGTCCGTGACTCCATCGCCAACGCCATGGCCAGCCTCGAAAAGGAAGGCGGCGATCAGGCGGGCGCCGTTTCGCCGGATACGCCGTCGGATTCCGGGCAGCCCGCGACCAAGCCCGATGCCGCGGCCGATGCCAACTCCGGACTCGCTTCGCGTGCCAAGGCCGATGCCACCAACGGTGCCGCTCCCACCGTCGAGCAACCCGCCAACGGTGCCGCTCCGCAGGAGCTCGCGACCGGTAAGGGCCTGACCGACACGCCCGCCCGCCAGCCGCGTGGTCCGGCGTCGTGGCGCCCCGAGGTCCGCGAGAAGTGGAGCGCGGTGCCCGCCGAGGTGCAGCAGGAGGTCATGCGCCGTGAGCGCGAGGTGTCCGTGGCGTTGCAGGAGTCGGCGCAAGCGCGCCAATTCGCGGAGCGCTTCATGCAGACCGCGGCACCGTTCCAGCACATCATCGCCCTCGAGGGTGGCGATCCGATCAAGACGTTCGGCGACTACATGAAGACCGCCACCATGCTGCGCAGCGGTGCGCCGCAGGAGAAGGCCAATGCCGTGGCCGCGGCAATCATGCAGTACGGGGTGGACATCACCATGCTGGATGCCGCGCTTGCCGGCGCGGTGCAGGGTCGCCCCATGCCGCAGGGCCAGATGCAGGGCGGTCAGCCGCCCGCGGATCCGCGCGTCGACCAAATTCTTGCGTTCCTGTCCAGCAGCCACCAGCAGACGCAGGAGCGCGTGGAGCAGGACGCTATGGCCGAACTCGAGGCGTTTGCCAGCACGCCGGAGGCGGAATTCCTCGACGACCTGCGCCTCGACATCGCCGACATCATGCGCATGGCGGCGTCGCGTGGGCAGAAGGTCACGCTCAAGGACGCGTACGAGAAAGCGGCAATGCTCCATCCCGAAATCTCCAAGATCATGACGCAACGCAAGGCGGCCGCGCATGCTCGTGAGGCCAAGGCCGCGCTCGACGCGAAGCGCAGGGCAGCGGGGTCGATCACCGATTCCACCCCGCGCCAGACCGGAGGTGGTGCCAACGAAGCGCCGTCGTCGGTTCGCGAATCGATCGAGGCGGCGGTCGCGCAGTTGCAGGGCTGAAAGTATTTACAACGCGCAAACAGCGCGTTATGATGGTCTGTGCTCCACCTACCCGCGGCCCGAAAGCTAAGGGTAGGAAGCATGGTTGTAGTGCCGCTGGTCCTGGCGGCATGCGGAGCCCGATGGCCCACCGCTGAACGAGACAAAACCATAATCTCATTCACCGGAGGTGTTCCATGGCATTCCCCACCGTCACCGACATCGTGGCGACCACGATCGAGAACCGCACCAAGGTCGTCCAGGACAACGTCACCAACAACAACGCCGGCCTCGCGTGGATCAAGGCGCGCGGCAACGTGAAGAACGTGGACGGCGGCAGCGAGATCTTCGAGGAGATCTCGTTCGCGGAGAACTCGAACGCCGGATGGTACAGCGGCTACGACCTGTTGCCGGTCGCGGCCCAGGACGTCATCTCGGCCGCGCGCTTCAACCTCAAGCAGGCCGCGGTGCCGGTGGTCATCTCCGGCCTCGAGGAGCTGCAGAACGCGGGGCCGCAGCAGATGATGGACCTGCTCGACCAGCGCCTCACGGTCGCCGAGTCGACGATGGAGAACCTGATGGCCGCCGCCTTCTACGGCGACGGCACGGGTTCCGGCGGCAAGCAGATCATCGGCCTGGACGGCATCGTCCCGGTCGACGCCTCGCCGACCAACAACCGCGTCGACACCGGCACGTACGGCTCGATCGATCGCGCCACCTGGTCGTTCTGGCGCCCCGCCTGCTACAACCCGGCGGCAATGACCTCGGCAACCATCCAGGGCTACATGAACTACATCTGGTCCCTGCTCGTGCAGGGCCGCGATGCGCCGGACCTCATCATCGCGGACCAGTTCATGTGGGGCCTGTACATGGCGTCGCTCCAGAGCCAGCAGCGCTTCACCGACGGCAACAAGGCGAAGCTCGGCTTCAACACCGTCCAGTTCATGACGGCGGACGTGGTGCTCGACGGCGGCCTGTACTACCCGTCGACCGCGTACGGGTCGGGCGCGACGACCAAGACGATGTACTTCCTCAACACGAAGCACATCAAGTACCGCCCGCACTCGAAGCGGAACATGGTGCCGCTGAGCCCGAACCGCCGCTACGCGGTGAACCAGGACGCCGAGGTCGCCATCCTGGCCTGGGCCGGGGCGCTGACCTGCAACAACCAGGCCAAGCACGGCCGCCTCATCTCGAGCTGATGGATTCGAGGCCGGAACACTAGGGCGACCGGCCTCGTTCCACAACCCAACCGTACTCAGCCAGGAGACATCCATGACCTACAAGCTCAGCTCGCCCTACATCGGGGCCCAACCGCTCAACGTCACCAGCACCACCCAGAACCACGCGCTCGGCACGATCGTCCGCGGCGTCGACGACGGTGCCACGCCGTCGACCTCGTCGCAGTCCCAGGGCGGCACGTCCCAGGGCGAGGGCGAGTTCATCTACCTGCTCGGCGTCGCCAGCACGGCGGTCGGCTCGGTGGTGACCTACGACCCGAGCACGTACCAGACCACGCTCTGCGCGGTCGGTGGCAACATCCCCCGCCCGATCGCGATCGCCATGTCGGCGAACGTCGCCAGCCAGTACGGCTGGTACCAGATCGGCGGCGTGGCGACGGTCAAGAAGACGTGCACCATCTCGCTCGCGGCGGGTGCCGCGGTCGGCGTGCTCACCACCGGCCTGATCGCCGGCACCGGCTCGGGCAAGGAAATCGACGGTGCCGCCGTGGCTGCCGTGGCGAGCGCGGCCGCGAGCCGCACCACGGTGCGCGTCATGCTGCAGCGCCCGACCAAGCAGGGTCGCGTCACGTAAGACTCCTCGCAGGGCCTTACCCGGGAGCGCGGGGGCGCTTCCGGGATTTTTTCAGGAGATGCGAGTGCTGCTTCCGTACCACAACCTCAAGATGAAGCACCAGAACCCGGGAGCGTCCATGCCCCTGGTGCTGCCCATCAATGTCGTCTGCAACACCGACGACGAGGTGCTGTTCGAGCAGATCCGCGCCAACTCTCGTCGGCCGAACAAGTGGCTGACCGCCGCCCCCGCCCACTGCGGTGTCGCCATTATGTGCGGCTCCGGTCCAAGCATCAAGAAGGATCTGGAAAAGATCCGCGAAATGGCCAAGGCCGGCCATACGGTGTTCGCCCTCAACAACTGCGCAAATTTCCTGGCGCTCCACGGTATCTACGTGGATTACCAAGTTATTCTGGATGCCCGCATCGAAACCAAGTCTCTGATCGGGCCGGCCGGTACGCATCTGTTTGCGTCGCAAGTTCACCCCGCACTGTTCGATGCGGTACCCGATGCAGTCCTGTGGCAGCTGGATGTGGGGCCACAGACCGAGGAGCTATTCCCCGACGACTATCCCGAGTACGCGCTGATTGGAGGCGCAGCGTCCGTGGGCAATACCGCGCTATGCGTGGCTTATGCCATGGGCTACCGCGAGATGCACTGCTTCGGGTATGACTCGTCACACGAGGGCGACTCGTCCCACGCCATTCACCAGAAGATCAACGATGGCGATCCGTGCGCCTACGTGGATTTCAATGGCAAGACGTATCTGTGCTCGTTGACCATGAAAATGCAGGCCGAGAAGTTTCAGCGTACCAGCGCAGACCTCAAAGCGCTGGGCGTGGAGCTGCACGTGCATGGTTACGGACTGCTGCCCGACATGTACCACAATCCGGACAAGGTGGCCGAAGCCGTCAAGTACTCGGAAATGTGGAACCACCCCGAATACCGTGAGCTCGCTCCTGGCGAGAATGTCGTGCCCGTGTTCCTCGACCTGGTGGCGGAGCGTCGCGGGTCCCTGATCGACTTCGGGTGCGGCACCGGTCGCGCTGGCGTGAAGCTTGCTGCCGCTGGCTTCGAGGTGCACCTGGTGGACTTCACCGAAAACTCACGCGACCCTGGCGTGGACCTGCCGTTTACGCAGGCGGACCTGACGCTGCCCATGCACGTCAAGGCAGACTTCGGGTACTGCGCCGACGTGCTCGAGCACCTCCCCACCGAGCAGGTGCAGAGCGCCATACACAACATCATGGCATGCGTCGGCAAATGCTTCTTCCAGGTCAGTACCGTGCATGACAACATGGGCGCCATGGCCGGCCACTCGTTGCATCTGACGGTGCGCCCGCACTTGTGGTGGGCGCAGCAGTTCAGGAATATGGGCTTCCGCATCCTGCATTCGGAAGAGGAGTCCATCTCGTCCATTTTCTATGTCATGAGGGAACAGGCATGATGAACCCCGGCAATTCGATGACCAACCTGGCCGCTTCGGGTCAGGTGTCGCCCTCCGGCGTACCGGCCAAGCTGGTCGGTTTCTACGTCAACAGCACTTCGTCCGGCATCATCAACTTCAAGGACGGCGGTTCCGGCGGAACCGCGAAGTCGGGCAGCATCACCCCCGCCATCGGGTTCCACTGGTTCCCGGGCGAGTTCACCTCGGACTGCTACATGACGCTGGTGAGCGGGTCCATCAACGTCACGCTGTTCTGGCAGAAGTAATCCCCACGCCGACCGGGGTCGAGGTCGGCAGCTGGTTTGACTAAGGCTTAGGAGCACGATATGCAAACAGCAGACTTCGATGTGAATGACTTCGTAAAGCCCCGGCAGGGCGACGAGCGCCTCGCGGTGAGGTTCTTCGTCAAGGCGAAGCAGAACGGCGAGAAGTCCCAGGAGGCGGGACGGCCCGTCTTCGAGGACGTCGAGTACATCAACATCATGGTGCCGGGCGACCGGAACAACATCATCCTGCGCCCGGTGACCAACACCGACAAGGCGCGCTTCGCCCAGCAGTACGAGCACTGGAAGAAAAACCACGACAACGAAGGCCTGGTCGGCACCCCGCTCGAAGCGTGGGGCATTCTGAGCCTGTCGCAGGTCGAGGAGTTCCGCTACTTCGGCGTGCGCACGGTGGAGCACATGGCGGTGCTCCGCGATGACATCTGCCAGAAGCTGCCGGGTGCCACCCAGCTCAAGCAGCGCGCGGAGGCCTTCCTGGCCGCGGCCAAGGACGCGGAGCCGCTCCGTAAGGTGCAGGCCGAGCTCCAGAAGCGCGACAGCGACATCGCCGCAATGCAGGCGGCGATCCAGGACCAGGCGAAGATCATCGAGGAACTGCGCGCAGCGCAGCGCAAGAAGTAAGGAGTCGGGATGCCCTACACCATTTCCGTCAGCACGTACGGGGACATCATCCAGCAGATTGCTCGGATGGTAGGGCATCCCATTCCCGCAGATCCGGCGGGGTCTACGGACTCCGCCGTACTCCAGATGGGCGCGGCCGTGAACAACGGGCTTCTGGAGCTCCTGACCATGTACGATTGGCAGGACCTGACGATCAAGACGTCGCTGTCCGTGGTCGCCGGCACGCCAGGCGAACAGGAAACCGCGTTCGACCTGCCCGACGATTTCTACAAGTTCATCGACCAGTCGCAGTGGGATTCCAGCTCGCAGCTTCCCGCGGCCGGCCCGATCAGCAACCAGTCGTGGATGGCCTACACGGTCAGGAACGTCGGTACTCTCATGCAGCTGACCTGGCAGCTTCGCGGCGACCAGCTCATCTTCATGAACGCCCCGGACAGCGCGGTCGACTTCGATTACATGTACCTGTCCCGCGGGCAGGTGATCGACGCCGATGACGCCACCCTGTACAAGGACCAGGCGGATAAGAACGGCGATACGTTCGTGCTGGACACGAACCTCATCACGCTGCTGGGCCGCGCCAAGTACCTCGAGTGGAAGGGCTTCGATTCGGAGGCCGCCACGCGCGACTTCATTATTGCCTACAATTCGCGTGTGGGCGTGAATACCGGCAGCGCGCCGGTGCTCAATGTCGGACGTCGCCCTGGCGTGCCGCTCATCAATGGCTACACCTCTGTGCCCGATACGGGCTACGGTAGCTGATGCCGCTCAAGCCGACCCCCATCACACGGAAGAGCCCGACCCGCACTGCGTCGCAGACGCAGATCAACAAGGCGGCCATCTTCCCAGCCCCCACCAAAGGGCTGAACGCGACGTCACCGCTGACGGCGCAGGATCCGCTTACCGCTACCATTCTCAATAACTGGTGGGTGCGTCGTTACGGCAACGAGCTTCGCGGTGGGTACAAACGGTGGACCACTAACATCGGCGGTATTGGCACCGAGGCTGACGTCAATACGCTGATGGCATACCGCCCGTCCCCTGGCAGCTCTGCCTATGGCAATAAGCTGTTCGCCTGCGCGTCCGATGAGAAAATCTACGATGTAACGGATAGGTCCGATGAGGCCACCACTCCGTCAGCTGTGCTTACCGCGTCTGGTCAAGATCAGCCCGGTGAGTTCAGCTACGTGAACTTCACCAACTCTGCTGCCAGCTACCTGTGCGCATGCTCTGGTGGCTACGGATATGCCACCTACGATGCGGTTGGCGGATGGGTCAGCCGCACTGCAGGCATCACGGGTGATGGTGCAGCCTACGCAGCCGACTTCGATTACGTGACGTCGTGGAAGAACAGGCTGTGGTTTGTGCGCAGCAATACCACCCAGGCGTTTTATCTGGACGTCAACGCCATCACCGGTAACAGTACGCTGTTTGACTTCGGGCCGCTGTTCAAGCATGGCGGCGCCATTGCGGGCATCACTTCGTGGACCGTAGACAGCGGCGACGGCGTAGACGACAAGCTTGTAATCATCAGCACGTCGGGCGATGTGCTGATCTACGAAGGCACCGATCCTGCAGGCGCCGACACGTTTAGCCTTGCGGGCACGTGGTATCTCGGCATTGTGCCGGAGGGTCGCAGGTTTTTCTCAAAGCAAGGCGGAGACGTCGGCATCGTAACGGAACGCGGTGTGGAGTACCTGTCCAAGCTCATGTCTGCGCGCGGGCTTATCGACCCGCAAAGCGTCAATGACACCCCCGCTTACCGCTACGGCGAAGTGGTTGGCGCAGACGTCAAAGCCACTCGTGGTCAGCGCTACTGGCAGATCTTGCCGCACATTGCTGAGCAGTCTGTCATCATTGCTACTCCGCGCAACAATGGTGTTTCTTCCAAGCAGTACATTTTCTCCATGCTGGGTACAGCATGGAGCACGTTCTCCAAGATACCCATGGTGTGCATGGAGCAGTTGGACGGCGAGCTTTACTTTGGCATGCTGGGCGGAAAGGTGGGCCAGGCATTCACCGCCAATACGGATGATGAACTTTACGATGGCACGGTGGGCGCATCCGTTGTTGGTGATATACAAACCGCCTATGCCACCGATCCCGACAATCCGGTGGCGCTGAAGCGGCCGCAGCTCATCATGCCCATGTTTCAGTCCGCATCAGCCCCCGCCGTACGTGCGCAGGTCAATACCGAATGGGCTACGCGCGGAACCGCCGGTACACCGTCGTTCACCGGAGACCAGGGTGATCTGTGGGATACTGGTGTGTGGGACACGGCAATCTGGAGCGACGCCGATGCGGCGTTCTTTGCATGGTTGGGCGCCGATGGCCTCGGCGCCTACTGCTCACTGCGCATGTCGGTGATTGCGCTGCCTGGTACCATCTTCACCAGCTGGAAACTGATCTACATTCCAGGAGGTTTGATGTGATCGTCGTGTCCAACACCGACGCTCTCAAAGAAGCTCTGTGGAGGTTTCTGCATGAGCACAAGGTGCATATTGCTCCGAGCGCGGATTTCCAAGCGCTCGGTCGTACCAACGCCGATGGTAAACTCATCGGCGTGGTGGGCTTTAACGGGTTCATGGGCAACGTGGCATGGATCCATACGGCGGGCGATGGAAACTGGGTTAGCCGTGAACTGATTCGCGAAACTTTCCGTTACCCATTCGTCCAGGTCGGTGTAAAATATCTGTTCGCGGCGGTGGCTGGAAATAACCACAGGGCGTTGCGGTTCGATCGCAAGATGGGATTCCAAGACTATGATTGCCTTGCCAATGGCTGGGATGATGGCGTGCCGCTGTACATCCTGAAGATGGCCCGCGAAGATTGCCGCTGGCTCAATGCCGGCGAGTACGTACGGAGGAAGTCTGCATGAGGCTCAACCCGCACTTCGGCATACTGCCCGAAAGGGCATTCCGCAGCATGGGCGGTCGCCTGCTTACGCTCGAGGGCGGTGGCAAGGACAGTTCGCCCCCGCCTGCGCCCGACTACCGTGGCGCCGCGGCGGAACAGTCGGCCGCGTCCAAGGAAATCGCCACGCAGCAGAACTTTGCCAGCAGGCCGAACCAGTTCACGCCGTGGGGCAGCACGACATGGCAGTCAGCCGCTGGCACCGATCCGGCCACCGGCCAGGCCGTAACCACATGGCAGCAGAACCAGTCGCTGACCCCGCAGCTGCAGGGGGCGCTGGATTCCCAGGTGGCCATGACCCGCGGTCGCAGCGACCTTGCCAACAGCACCATGGGGCGCGTGGGCAATGACCTGGCGCAGCCGTTCAGCACCGCCGGCATGCCCGCCCGCGAGACCGGCCCTGCCACGTCGCAGTGGGATACGTCCGCTCCCGCGCAGACCACGCAGACCACGAATGCGGCCAATTTCTCTGCCGACCGCCAGCGCTTTGAGCAGGCGGCGTTCGATCGCATGCAACCCATTCACAACCGGCAACAGTCGTCGCTGGACGTGAAGCTGGCGAACCAGGGCCTGACGCCGGGTTCCGAAGCGTGGAAGTTCGCCCAACAACAACTGGGTGACCAGCAGTCTCGTGAGCGCTTCAATGCCGTCGAAGCCGGCGGCGCGGAACAGGCACGCATGCAAAGCATGCTGCTTGGCCAGCAACAGCAGGCATTCGGCCAAGACATGCAGTCGCAGCAAGCCGGCAACGCCGCATTGAGCGCCGCGCAGGGTGCGGCGGGCTGGCAGAACACCAACCGTGGGCAGGCCATTGCCGAAGAGCAGGGCCGCCGCGTGCAGAGCCTGAACGAGATGAACGCGCTCGTGTCTGGCCAGCAGGTCCAGCCCCCGCAAATGCCGTCGTTCGTGCCGGGGTCCAACGCCGCGCAGGCGCCCAATTACCTTGGCGCAGCAACGGCAATGGGCAACTACAACATGGGCGCATTCCAAGCAAACCAGCAGGCCAACTCCGGTCTGTGGGGCGGGCTCGGATCGCTGGCCGGCGCGGGTGCGTCGCTCTACGGTATGGGTGCATTCTCGGATGTGCGCCTGAAGTCTAACATTGTCAAGGTCGGTGAGCACCCGATCGGTGTTGGCATCTACGAGTACGACATCTTCGGCCGGCGCGAGCGCGGCGTGATGGCGCAAGAACTGCTTGAGGTGGCACCGCACCTGGTGAGCAAGCACCAGAGCGGCTACCTGATGGTCAACTACGGAGGCCTGTGATGGCAAACGGAACTTTCGATCCCAACAAACCGGTGCCGCCCGAGTTGCTGCAGGCAATGCTGCAACTTTCCACCGCCGAAGACGAGGGGCGCGACCTGGACAAGCAAATCGCGATGGCCGACTCGCTGACCAAGGGCGCCATGGAGTTCAACCGCGGCCCCACCACCGCCCTAGGGGGTGCGGCGTACGCCTTGGGAAAGGGCGTGCAGGGCTACATGGGCGGCAGCATGTACGCCAAGAACAAGTCGGCGAAGGACAAGCTGCGGGAGATGCAGCGGGCAAACCGTGGCAGTTTCTTCAACGCGGCGCAGGGTGCTGCGCAGCCTGCGATGCCGGCAAGCCCTGCAACGGGTGACGGGCTTCCCATCGAGTGGTAAGGAGGGGCAATGGCCGATTACCGTGACCCGTACGCCGCCCGCCTGACGCAACTGCGTCAGACGCGGGATGCGCTGCTTGCGCAGCCGCTTCCCACGCAGATGTACTCGCCGGAGGAGCAGGCGCGTCGTTCCGCGGAACTCAAGCGTATGAGCACGCTTGGTCAGCTGGGCGCCATTTCCAATGACCGCGCCGTCATGAACATGTCGGAGCCCATGCTCAAGCGTGCGATGGAGTCTGTCAAGCCGAAGTACACGGAGCATGGTGCATTCGACGAGACCACTGGCACGTTCTCCTACATGCCGGGTTACGTCGAGAACCGTCGTCTCGAGGCCACCAACCGCGACCTCTCTGCCCTGGAGAAGGCTGCTGCCGATGCGCAAGCGCGTTGGGAGCGCGACCGTCAATCGGCGGAGGAGCGCCGCATGCTTCGCATGGCCATCAGCGCAATGGGCGCTGGCCAGGAGAAGGGCTCCTACAGCTACGCCGGTACCGACACCGATCCGCAGTCCCCCACCTTCGGTCAACCGTTGCTGCTGCATAGCAAGAGCGGCATGCACGTGCAAGGTCGCGACGGTGCCATCACCCCGTACACGGGTCGTGTCGGCGGTAAGAATGTCGAGCCGTCCGCGGCAGACGCAAAGGCGCTGCACGGGGCGCGTGCCGGCAATGCCCAGGTGGACATCGTGAAGTCACAGGTGGCTGGTAATCCCGCCGCGGTGGGTGCAATGGGCTTGGTGCCCGGCTTTGTCTCGCAGTACCTGCCCGAGTCGTGGGGCGGTGGAGCGCAGGGCGCAGCGGTGCGTGCAGGCGTTGCCAACCTCTCGAGCATGAAGATCCACGATCGGTCCGGCGCTGCGGTGACTGTCGGCGAGATGCCGCGTCTTCGCCCGTTCATCCCCGACATCAGGGTGGACTCCCCGGAGGTCATCCAGACCAAGCTCGACGGGTTCCGCCTGGAGTACAACACCATCCTGAAAGAGCTCGAGTCGGGTTACCCGCTGTCCCGTATGGTTGGCGCGCAAGCGCCTGGCTCTGCGCCGCATGCTGCACCTGGTGCGCCAGCTCCGGCTCCGGCTCCGGCTCCGGCTCCGGCTCCGGCTCCGGCTCCGCGTCCCGTGGGCCAGATGAGCGACGACGAGCTGGTGCGCAAGTACTCCCAGCCGCAGCGGAGGTAGCATGGCGGCCACCCGCGAACAACTCGTGCAAGCACTCCGCAACGCCGATGCAGCCGGCGACGCGGAAGGCGCGACGGAGCTCGCCCGTCGCATCAGCGCACTCCCCCCGCCGCAGACCATGGGCGACAAGGTGCTGGAGGCAGGGGGCAACTTTGCCAAGGGCGTGGTTGGTTCCGTCGGCAGCCTTGGCAGCAACATCATCAACTTGCAAACCGCTGCGCCGCGTGCGCTGGTGCGCACGTTGGGTGGCGGTGACAACCCTGTTTCGCAGTACATCGAGCGCATGCCCGATGCCGCCAAGCAGATGCGCAGCGACGCAAAGGGCGCAGCGGGCTTCGCGGGTGAACTGGTCGGCGACGTGGCTGGCACCGCAGGTATTGGCGGCGTGGGGCTCAAGGCGGCGCAGTTCCTCCCAATGGCGCAGCGTGCAGTGCGCCCCGTAATCGCGGCCATGGGCACAGGTGCCGCGGGTGGTGCCATGACCGCGCCCACCGACCACGCCAAGTCCGCTGCCATCGGTGCCGTTGGCGGCGCGGTGGGGCAGCAGGTCCTGTCCCGCGTGCTCAGCCGTCTTGCCAATCCGTTGCGGTCAGTGCACCACGCCGACTCCGACGCCCTCATGCAAGGTGGCGTGCCGCTCACCGCAGGCATGGCCGCCGATCCGAATTCCTGGGCGGGTCGCCTTGTGCGGTTTGTGGAGGAGTCCGCCGCCAGCGTTCCAGGTCTTGGCGCCGGTGTCAAGGCCCAGCGCGACGCCGCTCGCGCCGGCTTCCGCGACATGCCTCTCCGCGAAATGACGGAGAACGCGGGCGTGCCGATGCCTGCGCGTGCTGGCGATCGTACGTTTGCCGACATGCTGGACCAGGTGCACACCGATGTGGGTCACAGGTACGACCAGCTTCTCGGTGGCCGCGCCATCCGGCCCACCGCAGTGCTCAAGCGTGCCCTCGACACCATAGTGCTGGACCCCGCCCGCGGCATGACAGAGGCCGCACGGCAGCAAGCCCGCAATCTGATCGAGGCCCACATCTATGGTCGTGCCAAGGACCCGGCTACCGGGCTGCTGCCGCCCACCATGGACGTGCCGGCACTGTTCCGCGCGCAATCCGACCTGCGTCAACTGGGTAACAAGGCGCAGCGCTCGGATCTGATCGACGAGAACGTGAAGGGCGGAGCGCTGACCTCCGCCGCCGACGAGGTGTACAACTTCATTTCCCGCCGCTTCCCTCGCGTGGGCCAGGAGCTGAACGACCTACGTGCGCCGTATGCCCGGCTCAGCACACTGGACGCGGCGGCCAACAAGGCCGGCTCCCGCGGGGAGTTCACCCCCGAGCAACTGGGTCGCGTAGCCATCAAGCGCGGCGATGAAGAGATGCGGCACCTTGCCGCCATGGCGGAGCCGCTCATCACCAAGGACCCAGGCGGTCTGGGTGCCGCGGCAAGGACCGCACTACTGACGGGGTCGTCGGCGCTTGTGGGGCCTGCAAGCATTCCCATGGGCATCCTGGCACACACGCTGCTGGGCACCAAGACTGGCCAGGGCGCACTGACCGGTCGCCTTGGCATTCAGCAACGTCTTGCCGACCTGCTCACCCGTCGTGCGGGTTCCATCAACGAGGCTGGCGCGATTGCCGGCCGTGAAGCGGCGCTTGAAGCGCAATAGGAGACGACATGCCCCGCAACTCTTCGGGTGTTTACTCGCTACCCAACCCGCCTGTCGTCACCAACACGACGATCGATTCCGCGGACGAAAACGATACCCGCGACGATCTGGCCAACGAGCTTACCAATTCGTTGGATCGCGGCGGGCGTGGCGCGATGACCGCCGCTCTCAAGATCGTGGACGGCAGCGCCGCGTCCCCTGGGGTGCAATTCTCCAGCGACGCCAATAACGGCTTCTTCCGCAACAGTGCGGACAACTGGTCGGCATCCGTCGGCAGCGTGGAGCAGCTCAACTTCTCCGACAATGGCGTGACCCTGTTCAGCTACAGGCTCACGCCGTTGTCGCCGGCGCAGATCACGTCCAACCAGAACGACTACGCTCCGGCCAACTTCAGCACCGCGTCCATGCTGCGCCTGGATACGGACGCCGCGCGTAATCTGACCGGCCTTGCCGGTGGCACGACGGGGCGCGTGATCGACATCCACTACATCGGCTCCACCACGTTGACGCTCAAGGACGATGACGCGTCCTCCACCGCCGCCAACCGCTTCGCGCTGCCGGCGGACCTAGTGCTGGGCCCCGACATGTCGGTGCGCCTGGTGTACGACGCCACCTCTGCTCGGTGGCGGATGAACACGGGGGCTGTGTCCTCCGCCATGGCGCCCTTTACCATGGCTGCGTCGGTAGCCGCTGCTGTGGGGCAGCTTGGCCTGGGTGACTTGGCCATGCTGGATACGGTCGGCACGTCGCAGATCGACGCGGATGCCGTCACCGACCCCAAGATCGCCGCCAGCACGGCGCAGACGCTCACGGACGGCGCAAACGTCGCCTGGAGCGTGGCGACCGCGCACGTCGGCAATTGGACTATCGGTGGCAACCGCACGCTCGACAACCCCTCGGGGCAGAAGCGCGGGCGAACCTACATCCTGAACGTCACGCAGGACGGCACCGGGGGGCGCACGATCACCTTCGGGTCGAACTACGTCGGGGTCAACAGCGCGGTTGTGCCGCAGCCGAACCCGACTGCCGGAACGACGACGACATACGTGTTCGTCTCGCACGACGGCACGAAGCTGCAACTGATCTACTCGGCCAGCAGCGGGACGCCCTCGGCGGTCGGGCGCAACATCGCCGCGCGCACCAACTCCGCGACGCCGAACAGCAAGTTCGACATCACGGCGGACGAGCTGATCGTGACCGATGCGGGCGGCTTCTCGATGAAGCTACGCAACGTCAGCGTCACGGTGGACATGGCGGTGTCCGGCGCGAACGGCCTCGACACCGGATCGGAGGCGTCGAACACTTGGTACTACGGGTGGGTGCTGGCGAAGGCGGACGGAACCGTGTGCGGTGTCGCCAGCACGTCGGCGAGCGCACCGACGCTCCCGAGCGGCTACACGTTCAAGGCGCTGGTGACGGCCGTTCGCAACAACGGGAGCAGCAACTTCATCCCGTATCGGCAGTTTGGCAATGTAGTCCAGTACGTCGAAAGGCAAACGCTGCTCTCTGGTGGATCAAGTACGTCGGAAGCAAACATTGCAACCACGTCGTTTGTCCCTTCCATAGCTGGCTTGGTGCAAGTCGAGGCAGAGCATACGCTGGTGTCTGGCGCCGGTGCCGCGCAGAGCACCGCCGCGCTGAAGATCGTGACTGGACAGGCCATCCTCACCGCGCATCCGTACTGCGGATTCGGTTCCGACACGGACTTAGATAGCGTAGCGGGATGGCTCCCGAACGAAGGGCAGAACATCATTTACCAACTCACGAACGGAGGATCTGTGTCCTCTGCGTCTCTGAGCGTGTATGCGCTGAGCTTCACCCTGCCAATCGGAGGTCAGTGATGATCGTTTACAAGAAGGTCAACGGCCGCGCGAGCGATCTGCGCTTCGTGCCGGATGGCTACACGCTGGCCGAGGGCGAGGTCGAACTCGCGGGCGACGCGCTGCCCGCGCTGGAATCGCTGCACGACGCGGCGGTGTTGGAGGCGGACGCGAAGGCGCGGCACAACTCCACGGTGCAGCACGAGATGGACATGGCCGACATGAAGGCAATCCGCGCGCTGCTCGACGGCGACACCGCGCGCATCGCGGCGCACAAGGCGGCGCAGGCAGAGCGGCGTGCGAGGCTCCTCAAGTGAACGTCGATGTCATCTACCGCAACGACCCCGAGCGCCCGCTCACCGATCCGGTGCTAGAACCGGGCGGGCGGCGTTTCGTCGTGCGCGTTTATCGCGGAGACTTCCTCGACATCATTGGCGGGACGTGGTTCGATCCCGCAAAGCCGCCGCGTAAAGTCATCCGCGCACGGCTACCCGTGATGGTGTTCGTCGCGTGGCGCTGGCCGGACTTCATGCGCAAGTCAGGCTACTGCGGTTTCAAGTTGTACGGCGTGGACTCCGACAACTACAAGAAGTTCATCGACCAGGCAGAGGTGTACGTCGGGTCGCAAGCGTGCCATCTGTCGTTCCGTCCATTTGCCGACAACGACAAGGGCTGAACGATGGACCCCGCACTCACTTCTCTTCTGACAACGTACGGGCCACTCGCGCTCGGGTGGGTACTCGCGTTCTACCTCGGCAAGTTCATCCTCGATCGCTACGACAACGACATCAAGGCGAAGCTTGAACTTGCGGAAGCTATCACCGCGCTCGCGAAGTCAGTCGAGGAACGTAAGACGACGTTCGAGCGCATCGAGGATGCGTTGACCGAACTGGATCGCACTAGGAGGCAACCTTGATTGGGTGGCTACGCAAGTGGGTATTCGACCGACGCACGAGTGCGGCACGTGAGCCGCAGGAGGACAGGCGAAGCCCGCGCGTGTCGCGCAAGGAGGCGGACCAGCGGTTGCAATGCGCGCTGCAACGCCTGACCTGTTCCGTATCGAATGAGGTGAAGACGAGAAAATGAACATCGAGCACATCTTCCTCAATGCGATCTACGTCCCGGTCGTCGTGATGGCGGGCCTCGCTGTGTGGCGCTTCGGATCATCGCTGACTCGCATCGTGTTCCGCGGTGAGTTCGACCCGGACAAGCATCTGCTGTGGGCGGCGCTCGTCCTCCTGCTCGCCGCAGATGTCGGGGAAAATATCCTGTACGGCACCGGGCGCATCAGCCGCGAGTTGTACAACCGCGTCGGGTTTTCCCCTGCGATGGTGATGCCCTTCAAGGTGATGATCCTCGCGGGCGCGCTGACCGCTGCCGCAGCGTGGTGTCGGATCGTGTATCAGTCTGCTGCGTGGCGCGAGGCGGTGCTGGCGGCGGTGGTGCTGTGGGTGCTGACCGCGTGTGTGTTGTACTACCTGTCATAAGGGATTGCGCAATGAGCGAACTGTCGAAGCACTTCAGTCTGCAGGAGGCAACCGTCAGCCAGACGGCGGCGCGCCACGGGCTTGACAACCAGCCCGACGAGCAGACGCTGGTCAACATGAAGTTGGCGGCCGAGCATCTCGAGCTGGTGCGCGACGCGCTTGGCGCGCCGATCATCGTCTCGAGCTGGTACCGCTCCCCTGAAGTCGACCGCCTGGTGGGCGGCACGGGGCGCACCAATGGCCATTCGTCTGGCTGGTGCATCGACTTCACCGCCCAGGGCTACACCCCCAAGGAGGTGTGCGAGGAAATCATCAACGGCAGCTTCAAGTTCGACCAGTTGATCTACGAAGGTACGTGGGTGCACATCAGCTTCCACCCCGCCATGCGTCAGATGGTGCTGACCGCCGTCTTCACCCCCGGCCAACCGACCACCTATGTGAAGGGAATCGCATGAACCCACTCCTGCTCGCACCCATCCTGGAATTCGGTAAGGATCTCATCGGGCGCTTTCTGCCCAACAAAGAGGAGCAGCAAAAGGCCGAGATGGAACTGGTCAAACTAGCTGCGGCGGGGGAACTTCAGCAAGTTCTCTCGCAGCTGGAAATCAACGCCAAGGAAGCCGCGCATCCCTCGATCTGGGTTGCCGGCTGGCGTCCCGCGTTCGGCTGGTTCGGCGCGGTGGGCTTTCTCTACGCCACCGTGATCCAACCGCTGCTCGTGTGGTACGGCGCCTCGAAGGGGTGGCCATCCCCGCCGTCGATCAACATGGACCTGATGTGGGTCGTCATCACCGGCATGCTGGGCATTGGTGGCCTGCGCACCTTCGAGAAAGCCAAGGGCGTGAGCAAGTAACTACCGGCTTGAGCCCTTGACGTAGCCGCGTGTCAGCAGCCGTGCGATGTCCGCCCTGATGTTCTTGATGGCGCGGCGGTCGCTGGCTGTGCCCGAGCAGAAGTAAATCAGCCTAGACGAGTGGGTCAGCTTGTAATGCTGACCCCTTGTCCTTTCAGCTGTCCAACCGTTTTGTCCCAGCTCGCGGATCAGCTGATCGATTTCTCTGGCCATGGCAGTCTCCTTTAGGTATTTCGTACAGTTGCGCACATCGCACGAGTCATTTTAGCACGTATGTACGTACGCGCCGAATCACTTTCGTCGCGATGTGCGCATCTTTCGTGCGGCCGTATCGCGCTCAGGGTGCGCTCGAAACGAACCTTTCCCACGACCGATTCTCCGCACCGGCCCTGCGCATCCAGAATTCGCGCGCCTCCTCGTGCTCCTGGGACTCGTGGGCAAAGACGATGCGCGTGCAGCCCGTCTGGATCAACTGCTTGCAGCAGTGCACGCACGGAGACCAGGTCGTGTAGCAGGTACGGATGTAGCGCGCAGGGGCGTGGCAAGAGATGATCGCGTTGGACTCGGCATGCGTTGCTTGGCAGTGCTTGTAGCACATGTCGAAGGGGTCCCCTAACTGGCCGGTGCAGTGCTGCCGCCCCGACGCCGGCCCGTTGACCCCTGCGCTCAGCACGCGACCAGTGCGATCGGTCAGGATGCACCCCACGCTCAGCTTGCAGCACGTTGCCATGCGCGCCATGCTGAATGCCATGGCGAGCATGACGCCGTCCCAGTCCTTGGCGCGGCTCACTTGTGCAGCTCCGCGATCATGCGCGCCAGCTCGAGCTTGGGGTCGACCCAACCGGCGGGCTTGGCGGCATCGTTGTCCTGGTCACGGTTCGTGCGCCCCGCCACTTTCTGCATGTTGGCCTTGTGCACGATTTCCCAGGCGTTGTTGAAGGGGACACCCATCTGGTGCAGCCAGCCGGCGGCGAAGTACATCAGGTCGATCAGCCCATCCGTGATGTCGATCATCTTGTTCAGGTCGGTGAGCTTGTCGTCGTGCACCGCGCTGCGCACTTCGTCCACCTCCTCCACCAGGCGGGACAGCTGGTCCGACATGGACTTCGGCGACAGCAGCCGCGGCTTGTGGGGGAACTGGTTGTTGAGCACCGCGGTTTGAAACCGCGAGATGTCGTGCTGCACGTTACGCGAGAAGGGCATAGGTCATTTTCTCCGCAGGTTCGTAGTTGGAAATCAGGATGTTGCTGGGGGTGAACTGGTCGATGAAGCTGGTGATTGGGGAGCCGTGCTCGTTGGTGCTGACCACGCCGTAGTCAGGGGCCTCGAGCACCGGCCGGCTGAGCTGTTCCGGCAACTGCTTGAGATGCTCCACATACACGTGGGCATTGCCAAACGAGAACGTCAGCGAGCCGACGGGCAAGTCGGTATCGTGCGCCATGATGACCAGCAGCGCGTAGTACAGCACCACGTCGCTCGGCAGGCCAAGGCACAGGTCAACCGACCGCATGTAGACCGTCATGTGCAGCCCCCCGCCCATCACGTGGAACTGGAACATGATGTGGCACGGGGGCAGTACCATGTACGCAGTCTGCAGCGGGTTCCAGGCGGTGACGATGATGCGTCGCGAGGACGGATTCTCGCGGATCATCTTGCGGGCATCCGCCAGCTGGTCATAGCGGATGTCGCCATTGAACT